ATTTTTTTTTTGACCGCTTCCAATTGGGCGGTCAACTCGGCGTTCGGCGCATCGGCGAATAAATCCAATACCTTTTGCAAACCGTCCGCCGTCATATCGTTGTATTCGGTTCCGTCCACGGACTTAACCAAACAGGCAAACGCCAAATACTTTGGCGATATGGCGGATTGGACGAAATAAACGTTTTGCCGCAAATTATCCAATTCCTTTTCCGCCAAATCCGGCTTTTCCTTTCGGATAAACCGGATTGCCTTTTCAATATGCGCATCCCAATCGTTCAAATCCGACCCAACCCCGGCGTCGATAAGCAACATTTTGTTATATGCGTGAAATCGCAAAATCGGCAATTCGTCGATACTGTCGTACAACACAACCGCCCGTTCCCCTATCTTTGTCGTTTTCATAAGAGTATGCGGGTTATGACTGTTGAACAAAACGGAACCAATAACAATGCCGGGTTCCCGGTGCATATAGCAAACAGGACGGACAAAACGACCCCCGCCCACCATGATAAGCAAAAGCCGCAATTGAACATCTTAACAAAAAAGTCGTTGCCGTGAACTTGGACGTACTCAATAACGCCCCACTTTTTTAACAGGGTCAACAGGAACGCCGCCACGGTTGCCACGACCAAAACCCAAATAATGAAAGTTACCATATCGTTAAATGTTACAAGGTTGATTAACTGACAATACACCCTCAAAGCGAAAACCGCCGAACGGGTGCATTAAAAATTGATTATCTATTTCGTCCAACGTAAACCCACGGTACACGTTTTCCGCCAACTCATAAATCCGGTTTATTACAATCGTCCCGTCTTTCATCCAAAAACCGCCATTTAGGACGGTCAATATTTCGTTCTTCAATGCCTCGGTATTCCGGTTGTTGAGTTGACCGGGGTAAACCTTGCGCAAATCGAACCAAACAATAAGAGAAAACGGGGCTTTAATCTCGCTTTGCTCTTTGGGAACCCAACCGACCGTTTGCGGGTCGTCTATCCAAAAGAACGAAAAATTGCCAATATTGGCATCCGGGGAAACGTCGATATAATCATTGTCGCCTCTCCATTCCGTCCCGCCCGCATATACGTTCGGGGTATAATAGCGTTTGCCCTGTATCACTTTGGCGATACGTTGCGCCCGCCCAAATGCGACGTCCAACCAATCGACGTTATCCATTAACCCGGTTTGTATGTTCCCCAAAACCCGGTCGATTAAAACCGGGTTGGGAATTATAGGGGTTGTTCTCTTATTCGTTGCCATATAATACGTTTTTTGCTTTCTTCATTAAGTCCGGGAATATATATTGCCAAATCAACGCCGCAATATTTTCGTCCGTCAATCCCAATATTTGCCGCCCGTACTTTTTTATTAAGTCCTCCGTTTTGAAATCCGACGCTTTTATTTCAAACTGTTTGTCGCCGACTTCCAAAAAAAACGACGCTTCAAAATCCCCGGTATCCCGTAACGTTACCCGGTTTGTCGGTTGTCCCTTTTCCTCCTTTATGGCTATCGTCAACGGCGAATACGGGGCGTAATCCATAATATCCACGCCCAAACGGTTAATACCTTGTTCAAACAATTGTTCCTCGGCATTCATATCAACAATATAGGCGTCATTGTCCCAAATGATTTGTTGAATGTATGCGCCGGACGATAACCCGTTGTTGAACGTGGCAACCCGGTTGCGTAAATCCTGTATTGACTTTAACCCCGCCATAATCTTACGTTGTCCGGTATTTTACACCGTGGTTATTACAAGTAAGGCAAATACGGTCGATACCCTGCGTATCCAACCGCAACGCCTCGTATGCTTTTTTAAGGTCATAACCCAAACCGCCGGGGCGACCCTCAACGTTGCCGTCCAATTCGTAAAGAATTTCTAACCGGGTTGCGTTTACTTGGTTCCGGTTTACCTTAACATCGGGGTTCATTGCCAACGTGCGCAACATGATTGCGGCGACCTGTCGTTGGATAACCGTTTGGAAAATCTGCCTTTCCTTAATGATAAAATCCGTTAGGTCACAACCAACGGTTATTTCGCAATTCAACCCGTAATTCTGCGTATTGGTGTACATCGTCAACGCAATATCCCACAACTCCGGGTATTCGTCGAATGTTTCCGGGGCGTTCATCATAAACGGGGATACCTGTAAATACTTGGTTATTTCCCGCCAACGCTCCAAATCAACGTAACCCGTACACGTCCCGCACGGCTCCCGGCTCCAATCCTTTGTCATGTTAATTGCCTGCATCCCGGCGGGCAAATCGTTTTGGTTGTAACAAAGGAACCACGACCCCCCGGCGTTGTTTCCGGTACTGATATACGGCAAATAACAATCTTTCAACGGGAACCATTGAAAACCGCCGTTTGTCTGCGTAAAATTCAAATCAAACGTCTTTATCGGGTCAATTTGGGACGAATGGAAAAGATACATACGAACAACCCCGGTTGCGCCCGTCATTTGCAACCCGATTTGTTCGATTTTCATTGTTACGCCCATAGAACGAACCGGGACAATTTCAAACCCGACTAATTTATGATTATTCGGCAACGTCGCCCGGATACGTCCCGCACCGTCAAAGAACGTGCGCCGTTCCAATAGGTTCTTTGTTTCCTTATCCAATCCCTTTATTTGCGTGAATGTTTGTACCATTTGCGCAATACCGTTACGGGTCAACCGCTCTAAATAATCGGAAATGAAATTGTACGGTTGCCAATATGGGTTGCCGTAATCGTCGTTAAAATCGCTTTCGGTCGGTTCCTCGTTTTGGTTGTCCCGTGCGGCAATCCATACTTTGCCATTGTGTCGCACTTTCGCACCTGTTTTGTATTCCGGTATCATATTCCAAACCGGATATTGAAAAACGAAATCATCCGGGACGATTGCCCGGACATTATCCAAAGTAACAAGGGGGTGCGCACCTTGAAACGTCAAACCGCTTTCCGTCTGCGTTAAATTGTCGTCTATCGCCTTTGCCGGGTCGTATGATTGTTCCCAACCGACGACGTGCAATAACTTATCTTGTATTTCCTTAATCCTATACATAAGCCCAAATATAACCGCCGCAAGTCTTTTTTATACCCTTACAGCGTTTAACAATATTACTATCATTTAAACCCGTTTCCCGTTGTGCGTCTTTTACTGATAAGAATGTTTTTATCAAATCGCCGCAAATGGAATACATCGCAATTTGTTTTGCTCGTTGGTGCAATCCGCCTAATCTCCCAACCATATATTCGCCAATCTTTTTATTTAGGCGTGATTTTGTTATTGGATTATTACAATTTTCTTTTGCTGTCACCCAACGCAAGTTGTCCGCATGGTTATTGGCTCGGTCGCCGTCGATATGGTCGATACATGGTTTGTTTTCGGGATTGGGGACAAAAGCCGCCGCAACTAAACGATGAACGTTTATTGTTTTACGAATACCACCATTACATAACACTACAATGTTATAGCCCTGTTTATTTGGAACTATTTTAAGCAATTTTGTTTTATTGCGTATATTTCCGAAATTACTTATTTCGTAATTAGGGAAATTGTTTATTACTTTCCAATTCTCCATATCAATGAATTAAAAAGGGGGCGGGGATAACCACCCCGTCCCCTCGGTTTAACAATTCGTTATGCTCCGGCGTTATGCGCCCGCACCTCCGGCGGGAAATTCCGCTGCGTTGGTTACATATACGGGCATACCCAACGGCTCTTTCGGATTGCGGGCGGCAATCTCGGCTTTGATAATCGGGTTTGCCACGGTATTCGGGTTGCTGTTGTAAGCAACCATATACGCCACGTCAACGGAAAATCCGAAATACTCCTTAACGGCGCACGTCAAATCGGCGGTTGCGTCGCCCATGATTGCGGACTGGTCGCCAACGGCGGTGTAATAGTGCGAACCAACGGGCAAATCAATGTACGGCAAACGTACAACGTCCCATTCGTGGAAATTCGCACGGGTGCGGCGCAATGCCTCACGGTCAACACGGGTAAGGATACCAACATTACCGTCAGCAACGGCAAACATGGTTCCCATTTTGCCCGCTTCGTCGGTTACGTTGTTCGTGTAGTGCAAAACCTTGTTGTCGTACTCCATGCGCTTGTTTACGTCGTTGTAAACGCCATGTTGCGCAAGTTTACGGATAAGGCTATCAACCCCGGCGTTGGCGATAATGTGGATATATTCCGGGTAACAGTTAGCCCGCATAATCGGGTTAATATCGCCCAAAATCTCGGTCGCCATTTGGGTTGGAACCTGTACCACGTTGCCCAAACGCGTGTAGTTAAGCAACGTTTTGAACTCCTGTGTTTTGTTTGCCTCCAATGCGGCAACGGCTCCGACGTCCAATTTGTTCGCCAAAGCCCGGCACGTCTTTTCCATTTTGCGCAAAAAGTCGTGTTCATAGGAAATTTCGTTGTTCATGTAGGCGGCGGGAACCATTGTAAAGCCAATGGCATAAGTCGCCCAAACAACCGTTACCAATGCGGACGTATTTTCATCGTCAGCGATAACGCACGAACGGACATTGCTAACCTGTACATCGCCGTCGTAATTGATAACGGGTACTTGTACCGTGTTACCAATGGACGCAAACGCACGGTCACGAAAATTGGGGTTAATGATTGAGGACGGGGCGTTGGTTTGCTCAATGAAAAAATCCAATGCGCCATACTCACACGGGCGGGTCATATTACGGTCTAATTCCGGGTTTTCAATCCGCCAATCCTGCAATCTTGTTGCTACTAATGACATAATGTTAAAAATTTAATTGTTATTAAATGCGGGTTTACCCTTTACCCGTGATTGTTTACTTTTCCGGCAATGCGGCAATATTGTTGTCCTGCCATGCCTGTTTCATTGCGGCGTCGAACTTTTCGGAACCCGCCGTTAAGCCCTGCGCCATAAGATTTGCGGCGATTGCTTCGTAAGCCTCGACACGGGTTTTTGCGCCCGTTACGTCAATGGTTATTCCGCCACCTCCGCCGGAACCTCCCGCCGGGGGAACCGTTCCGCCGCCTCCGGCTTGGCGTCCCTTATCCAAAATACCCATTGTATCCAATTCCTTTGCCAACAGGTCGCCGGTGGTGTACGGGTTCAACTGATTGTTCGGGTTACGCATAATTGCGCCGCTTTCGTCCTTAAAAGCAAGGATTTTGCCGCCTTTGCCGTCGTCGATATATTCGGGGTTCATACCCTTGATTTTGTCGATTGCTTGCGCCAACAAAACCTTTGTTGCGCTTTCGGGCAATCCCGGTTTGAATTTCAACCCGGCGGTTGCCGCCTGCAATGCGCCCTCGATACGGACGCCGAATAATTCCGTTTGGAATTTATTTTCGGCTTCATCGTACTTCTTTTTGAGGTCGTTAAACTGTGTTGTTACCGCCGTCAAATCGGCTTTCGCCTGTTTCAAAGCCTTTGCGGTTTCCGCATCGCTCGCACCGTCGGCAATTGCCTTTTCCAAACGTGCCTTTTCTTTCGTCAGACTGTCGATTTGGGTTTGCAATGCGCTTGCGCTTTCCGCTTTGGTTTTGAACTCGGCGACCACACGTTTTGCGTAATCAAACGTTTTTTCGGTTCCGTTCTTTGCAATACCGGACGCCGCCAAAATATCGGCATCCAATCCGCCGTAAATTTCGCCCGTCTTTTTGGCGATAACGCTATTTTCGTCGTTGGCGGACAATGTTGTAATTGCCGCAATTTGTTCGTCGGTTAATCCGGCTAATGCCGCATTTGCAACTAAAATTTCTCTCGTTAACATAATTCTTTCCCTTTGAATTAATTAAGTGCGATTGCTGCTACTTCTCCGCTGTCTGCGTTAATGATATGAATTGTGTATTTTGGCGAATCCCCGGTTGTGTCAACCAACCAACTAACAACACGTGCATGGCTGATTTTCTTTTCAACCTCTTTTGTTACCAAAATTACGTCGGTAATTGTTCCGCCCTCAATACATTCAATCAACTTTTTCTTTGTTGCGCCATCCAATGCGGCGGCGGTTGTTGTTACTTCAATAACCAAATTGTCCTGCTGTGCAATCTGTGCCATAATCTTATTTTTTAATTGTTACTTTTTCGCTCCGGGTTTGCCCTCGGCTTTGTTTTCTTTGGCTGGTTCTGCCGGGATAACTCCCGCCGCTTTCAATTCCTCCAAAATTTCAGCCTTTAACGCCGCTTTTTCCTCGGCTTTGGCTTTCGCCTCGGCTTCTGCCTTTGCCTTTGCATCGGCGGCGGCTTTTTCCTCGGCGGCTTTCTGCTGTGCGGCGGTTCGTGCCGCTTTTTCCTCGGCTTGCGCCTTGACGTACTCGTTGGGGTCGTGCAATACGGTAATCGTGTAACCCTGTTTTTTCAGTGCGTCCAAAATGCCGTTTTCAAAGGACTTTTTGCCGAATTTTTGGATACGGGGAACGGATAAGCGTTTGCCCGTTTCGCTGTCAAACTTGCGCACCTCAATAATGCAATGATACAAATGTTGTTCGTTGCTCGGTACAATGTAATTTTCGGGGGTGACGTCGGTAATTGCGACGTCCTTTGTTTTACCCTCGGTTGCTGTCTTTACGTGCATACTCGTTAAATTTACTTGTTATTACTGAAATCTTTTGGTCGAATGGTATTTGCGTTCCAAATTCCAAAATGTTTGTATTCTCCCGTTCAAACCTGCGGACAAAGTTAGCGAAATTCAACTTTATACGCAATTCATTCTCCGGGATTAAGTTACGCCCGTACAAATCCAATACCTCGTCCCGGGTCAAATGGCGGTACGGCTCCAATTCTGCCAATATCAACATACGTTGCAATTGGGTTGGGTTGTTCCGGTACTCCGTTTCGATAATCTGATTTTGTAGGGCGTCCAATTCTGCCTCACTTGCGCCGCTTTCCTTTGCCGACTTGTAACGGTTCCGCAACTCGCTTGCGTCGTACAAATAGAACTCCGTGCCGTAATTGACTTTTGCAGATACGAACATATTGCCGTATCGCAATCGGCAAACCGTTTCATCGACGAACTGTTGTGCGGCTTCAAAGCCTTTTTTCACTCGGTTTAATACCGTGCTTTGGCTCTCAAATGCGGCTTTAACCTGTTGTTCGTTGAATGCCTCCCGTTGGGTTACTTCCTCGTTTTGTCCGACGACGGCGGTAATAATGTTTTCCCGCAATCGCTTTTCTTCCTCAACGTTATAATCCAAACTTGTACGGTCAACGGTCAACATTTGTACCGGGTTCCGCAAATCGGGTTGTTTGTCCCCGTCCGGTATCGGTATTTCAACAAAGGAACCCGCCCCGGTAATCCGTTTGTCGCCGCACTTGGGGCAACGCATCAATAACCCGGCTTGGTCTAACCTGTAATACCCTTGTTTGTCTTTCAAAAATCCACCGTCGCAATAATCGCCGTTTTCGGCGTTTGTAAAATCGCACGATTGTTCGTAACCGGAATATATCGGGTACGCCCCGTACATATCCAAATGCCGCTTCGATATATGGAAAAACAAAAACCAATCCAACGCCTCCAATTCTTTTGTTAGCGGGGATTGTTTAACGTCCGGTTCTCGCAAATTCATTGGCTCATTCCAAAAGAAACGGGCGGGGCAATAGCGCAAATCGTGTGGGTTATCAACCAATAATTCGCCTATGTTGCCGCCGTCATCCTCTGCAAATACTCTGTATCGTTCATCGTCAATAACTGCAATACGTTTATCGGGTTGGCGGAAAATTATCCAATCCATAACCCCGGTTGTCCGGTTTGCCTCAAAGGTTATGACGCTTTCGATAGGTAGCCAATAAAAATACGGGGTCGGGTATCGGTCGGCGGGGTTTTGCTCGGCGGGCAAATCAACTATTAAGACGCTGTTTATTTCCGTCTTGAAAAACTCCCAACCTTTCGTACTCCAAATTTCCGGCTCCTTTAATACATCTTGGCGGTAATACTCCCAATCGTCCCGTTGTTCCGTGTTTTGGAATTGATAGTTGAACGCCGGGTTACGACCGTCGAAAATACGGCTCAACTTATCAAAACAAATGCCCGTTACCTCGTTGGTACGAACGGGGTAACGGAACAATGTTTTGAAGATTTTGAATTTATCGTGCGGGATAAGATTTTGAACCCATGCCAAAAAATCGGTCGTGGGTAAACACATTAAGGGCGTTACGTTGGTTTGGGCGTGAAATTTAATGCGGTTTTGGTGTATGACCGCTTTATTTATCGTCGCCTTTTTCCTCGGTTCCGTTATTTCCTTTCTTATGCGTTTTATATCTAATCCCATTTTCTTTGCTAAATTCAAAAGGTGTTTTTTCGGGCAACTGCCAACCGCCATTGTTAGGCATCCGCAACAGGCGTTCGGCGTGGTTAATCTCAAATTCTTCGGTCGTGTTAAGGGTCGGACACTCCAACACGACCTTTGTAACTTTCGCCGTCATTACTTTTGTGCGGGTTTCCAAATCCGTAAGCGGGTTAAACGCCGGGGCAACAATCGCCAAATCGTCCGACCAATTCGGCAAAAACGACCATTGTATTGCGTTGCTGTCCGGGGCTTCCAATCCGCCCAACGTCTTATCGCCGATAAACAACGAACGTATCGGTATCGGGTAATATGTACCGTCTGTACTCCCCTTGATTGCGCCGATTGCGCCGTTTTCGTCGAAAATGAAGATACCCAAATTGTCGCCCCAACTTTCGCATTGCATTTCCTTTAATGCCTTGATAACCTCCTGCGGGGCTTTGCGAATAACTCCGGTAAACGGGGTTGGTTCACGTCCAATAATCTCTTCGACGCCTCCTAACGTTTCGTTACCGCCTCCAAAGGTGCGGGCGGCTCCCGCCTCGGCGGTCGGGGCTTGGATATACGGCGAAACAACTATTTTCGTGCTATCCGCCGCCGATAACAGGGACGTCCATGACGTTAACACCGTAATCGCTTTTTCACTCGTAAAACTGTTTTTGCTTCCGTCGTCTTTCATAAGACGTTGAAAAGCCACTTTCTGAACCTGTCCGAAACTTTCCGAACACGTAATTGCGGGTACATCGGGCAACGCCGTCCCCGCCGGACATTTACAAATCATACTTCTTTGTTTTTAACGTTAAAAATATTGTTACTTTCTCCGGGGCTGTCCCTTTGTCCCCTCGTTTCGGTTACAAAGTTATAAACTTTTTCCAGGATAATCTTGCATATCTCAAAAATATTGCTAATTGCGTCGTCTTACGCCTCGGTTTGCGTGTGCGTATGGCTGTATATTGCCGTCCGCAATCTCCTTTTCATATATCCCGGTCAATCCGTCCTCCGGGTCGTCGTGCGTGTTTGCTCCGAAATTGCGCAAAAATCCGGTTACATGGTCGTAAACGGCTTTGTACCGGGTTTCCCAACCAAATGGCATAATTATATGTTGATTAACCATTGAGGACGCTGTTATTATCCGGCTTTCCTTGTTGCCTCCTTGATAAAATGGCTCTGTAATCGCCCGGACTTTCTTTTTTATAACTTTCTCATAACCCGCACCGCCGTTGTTGCTCTCAACCCACGCTTTTTGCGTCCCGTTCCGGTTAATCATCGCCGGGACGGTTACGGTTGTAACGTCCGTGTTTTCGTCCGTCATTTCCATATCTGTAATAAGGGCAAACAATATCGGCTCCATGCGCTTTGTTTTCTCGTTAAAAAACAGATTGTCGGACTTATACACATCATACGTTGCGGCAAACAACAGGTCGTCGCCCTCGTCGGCAACGTCAATGTATGCGCCGGAACGAATGTAGGTGCCGTAATCGGATTTTTCGACCCACGTTTTGAAAGGTTGGTACAATCTACCCTCGGCGGAACCGGGGTTGCCTTGATAGAGGCATTGAAATTGTACCGGGTCTAATACCTTTTGCGCTTCCAACTTTTGCTTACTGTGTCGGCTTTCCCATAATGCCGCCCCCGGTTCCCGTGGGTCTATCTCGGTCGGTTCCCCGGTTTTCAGCCCCTCAAAGTTTATGCGTACCCACGCCCCCGGCGTTACGTTTTCCAAATCCGCCCAACACTTAACATCTATAATCGTTTCCCCGCTCTTTTCAATTCGTCCTATCAAATCGTCGTCGTGCCAACGGGTAAATACTATAAGTTCTTGGCTATCGTTGTGCAAACGGGTACGAACAACGGTTGTGTACCATTTCCACGCCGCCGCCCGTACTATCGGGCTGTTACCCTCGGCATAATCTTTGTAAACGTCGTCCAAAATAGATACATCAACCGTTTTTGACGTCAACGAACCGCCACGACCGACAACACGCAACGAACCCTTATGCCCAACCATTTCTATGACGTCAGAATTTCGTAAATACGTATTAGCCATTGTTACGACGTTGGAACCGTTCAAATACGTTTCCGGGAACAAATCACGGTAATTTGCTGTATCAATTATTCTTTGGACGTCACGGTTAAAATCTCTCGCAATGGTTGCCGCATACGACCCGATACAAATCTTTTTGTCCGGGTCTAATCCCAACATGAAAGCGGGTAACTTTCGGCTTGAACCCTCGCTTTTCCCATGTTGGGGCGGCATTTGCACAATCATTTTTCGTATTTTGCCATGTGCAAACATATCCAACAACGTATAATATACGACGTGAAACGGTTCCAAAGCCAAATCCGGTTGCATGTACCGGGCAAAGTTTATCAGCCTATTACGTGACGCCGCTTTTACTATTTCGCCGGGGTTGTTTTTCAATGCTGCATACATTTTAAGCAATTGTTCTTTATCCATTTTGTTTAATTCTTAAAAATAGACTACATGTTTTTGTATTTTCCCCGTGTTTTTTCTGACGCAAAAACCGGAAATCTAAAAAACCGACCAATTTATTGTTTCTTTTTCCATTTGTCGCACGCTTTTTCCGAACGTATCATGCTGCGATTTTGAACAAACGGGCATTTTAAAGAAATTGGCTTTCCGTCCATATCCAAATTTGAATGTTTAAAATAAAATTCGCCCCAACCACATTCGCCGCACGTGTGTACGGGTTTCGGTTCATCCTTTTTCTTGATATTATTCTTTGTTGTCCGTGCCATCGTCAATTACTCCTTTTTCCGCTAATTGTTTTTTATATTCTGCTGTTTGCAATTTATCGGCGACCGCAAACAATAGGTCGTCCGGGATTGCTGATACATCATATTTCGGTGCATCGCCGTTTATGCTTTCTTTTATTCCCGGAATCTCAATTTTAATTGGTGCATCAAATCCCAACATCTTTGCCCGGCGTTGTTGAATGTTCAACAACAAATCCAAAAACCGGGGATTGCCAGCCGACGTTTCAACGGTCGTTTCGTCATACCCGTAATATTCCGGGTCGCCGTCGGTCGCATCCGTTTTGATAGGACGCCCACGGTTGGTTTTCTCTTTGGTGCGCTGCTTTCCGGTTTTGGATACCTCCCACGCCTCCCACGCTTGTTGCTCCATTTTATCCAACTTTCGCAATTCCTGTGTAACATATTCGTCGATTGTTTCCAACCGTTCCCGCTTCCATTCGATAAGGCATTGTTGCAAATCGTAATAGACCATTTGAAACGAAATTGTATAACCAACGCCACGGGCGGACAAATCCCGGTTCAATGCGTCGGCAATTTCTCGATACGAATAACCACGCAAAAACAAGTCGGCGCAAAACCGTACATCGTAAATCCTTTGTTCCTCGGAACGTTTGTTGTATCCGAGGGGCTTTCGCCCTTTGTTCAATTTTTTCATCGTCTAACCTTTTTTAATGTCAAACAGGGTTCAAAATCTGCCTTTTACGCCTTTTCGTCCTTTGGCTTGGTTCCTTATCGGCTCCTTTGCCTTTGTTCTTTCGTTCCGGGCTTTATCCTTTCCCCTGTTTACCTCCTTAAAACGTTTCTTACCCTTTTGCAAGTTATTTGCACGGAATTTCCATTTTAAGAGGCTTTATTGTCTTAACCAATACTTTCTATATCTCGGCGGTTATCTTTTAACCACGGGGCAAATTTACGGCTTTTTCGCCGCATTGCCAGCCGTTTGTTCTCTCTCACATATAAACGGCAAAACCCCGGCTTTGTTTCCGGGGCTGATTGCCTAATTGCTTATGCCTATTTCGTACCTACCATTTAAGCAACAACCGGACGGGCGGGTTGCTCCGTGTAATTCTCGGCGGGGGTTCCTTTTGGTTCAAATTCCCGTTTAAAATCCTTTTCCGGGCGTGCGGTAAATCGTCCGTTCAATTCCCGGATAATGTACCAACTTTCCGGCACGTCAACGAATATGCCGTTGCCATCGGGAAAAGAAAACATTGCTTTGCCGTCCAAGGTGCGGGGCGTCGTAACCGTTCCGCCTCCGGTAAATCTCAAAACGTCGTCCACATTGTCCCGTCTGAATTGGATTGCGTCAACCTCTAACAAGGTGCGACAATACCGGGTTCCCGCCGTGGCGTCCGGGTCGGTTAATCGGGTGCGCATTTCCTCCGGGTATTCCTCCGGGTCGTACTTCATATAAACCGACTGCATACCATCGTCATAAAAGAACTCAATAAGACGGTCGCCCAATCGTCCCCGGATTGCCTGTTTTAACGCCTCAATCCTTTGTCCCTCGGCTTTATCGTTTCCCTCGCTTCCATTTTGCACCCAACTCAAACGTATTGAAGTATCGGACGCCGTAACCTCAATTTCTTGTTTTGTTATGTCCTCAATCATTGCGCACATATCGCAATCAAAGGGGCTTAACACTTGTTTATTCATTACTATTTTTTTAATTGTTCTTACTGCGTTACTCTTTGGATATGCCAACCGCCAAAAAATTGTTTTCCGGTCGGTACGGCTGTATTTATCACATTTCAGATTTGCCCCGGTACAAATATCTTTCCCAATCTTACAACGAACACAACGTTGGCAAAATAATGTTTTGGAACTATCTGCCAACCGTTGTGCGGCGGGTGTCCATAGTGTAGCAATTAAAACCGTACCGTTGACAATTGCCCGTTCGCCGGGCTTATACTCCCTTTCCCGGTCGAACGGTTCGGGTTGCTTTACTCTCATTCTTTGCCCGCTTCGTTTATATAGTCAAACAATGCGTCCAAATCTTCCTTTGCGCCTTTTACGCAAATTCGTACCCTATCGCCGCCCGCTAATGCGGTTTCGACAATCTCGCAATTATACCGGGGGGCGTTTATCTGTATCATTGCCGCCGTGGTATTCGTTACAAACTCGTTTCTTTCTTCCATGCTCTCGGTTTTTTGTAGTAAATAAAATGTTTCCGTTGGTTCGTTCTCGCTTTGACACGCCCCCAACAAAAGCGTTGCCAAAGATAACAATAAAATCTTTGCTTTCATCGTTTTACCTTTCTTTTAATCCATATAAACCGTATGCCAATGCCGAAAAACAATATTTTCGCCTCAATATCAACATAACGGTCGTAACCGTTGACCGCATCCACAGACACGCCGGGAATAATAAACCAACTCTTATATTTCCAATATTCCAGGACGTAAACAGATACGCCAACCCGTCCGATATGAAACCCAATTTGCGCCGTATGTACGTCGCCATTGTTGCGGATAATTCCAACCTGTTTTTTACTCATATCTCCAAATATATTTTTTATAATGTTTTAAACGTCCCTTACAGCAACTAATAATATTTCCATGATTAAAACCGCATCTTTGCGCATCATGTATGCAATCCCATTTCTTTATAAAATTACCCTCTAAATCATATTGATAAACGGGTTTTGCATTGTGATTATCTTTTCCGGTTTTCTTAAACCATGTATTTACTTTCTTCATGGTTTCACGTTTATTATTAATTGCTTTTTGATAATTCAAATTTTGCTTTCTCGTACACCAACGTAAATTAGTTGCATCGTTATTGGCTCGGTTGCCGTCGATATGGTCTATTTCCGGCAAATTGTCCGGGTTCGGAATAAAAGCCGCCGCAACTAATCTATGAACGAAATATGTTTTGTTTTTACCATTATCCGATAGTATTACCCGCATATATCCGTTTTTACTAATGGATTGCTTTCGTATCGCACTTTTACCCGTTCCCCGATAATTTACAGACTTTATATTACCTTTGTCTGAAACTTCATAATTAGCGTTTATAAACTTCCAATTTTCCATCTTTTTTTTGCAAAGATAATATTAAACCATAATACAACAAACTAATACGTTTCTTTTATTTTATTGTATGCCTCTTTATCCAATACCATAACTTTAGGATATTCGACAATACAACCTTTTGTATATACGAGATTATAGATACCCAATTGCCCCTTAATTGGAAACTCAACAACCCGGCGGGGGTTGCGCATCAACCACCCGTACCCCTTTGTTATTTTCGCCCTCTTTTCCTTTGGAATCCAGGTGTTTTCCCAATCCTCCGGCGTAAACTCTTTTATCGGCTTTACGTCGTACAACTCAACCAATCCCAAAGTAACGCCGCTTTCCATTCCCGGATAAACCGGGGACGCTGCGGAACATATCAGCACGTCGCCACGGTATGACGTGTTTTTGCTCCGAACTTCAATTGTCTTTTTCCCGTAAACAATACCGTTTTCGTCCTTGTACGCCTCCGTTACCAAATCATTTGCGTATGGCTGTTTTACGGTCAACGCACGCCAACGGTCGTGCTTTTCCGGGTTGTAATCCTTATTGCTGTACTGCATATTTACTTTTTATTTTCGGGTTCCTCGGTTTCGTCGTCGGGTTCCGGGTAATGGATAAATCCAATTTGCCGGACGTTTTGGATTGGCTCGTAAATGATAACGACAACATCGCCGTCCGTCCTTACTCCGACCAATCGGCAATCGGCGGGAACCTCAACCCGTATTTCACTTTTCATTGTTAAACAAATCCCAATTAACAGGGACACAATACCCCGGCAATTCTCCCCGGTCAATCCCCAACGGATTAACAATACTATCTTTCCAATAGATACGGGGTTGTTCCGGGCGTCCCTCCCAATGTTCCGTAATTGTGTCGTAAATCAATCGTATTTCCCGTTTCGGATATTTGCCGCCGCTCTGCAACCCGATTTTATACAGGTCAACGAACGGATACGACAATTTGATTATCCCAATTGCCCGGTCGTACATTCCCGGCGGGATTGGCTCCACGCTTGCAAAGGTGCGGAACCCGTGGCGTTTTGCCCGTGCCAACACATTAACCCGCATCATATTTGGGTCGGCGTTCGGCTCCAATTCGTCGCAACCTGTCAACGTTGCGCCCAAAGCGATACGGGACACGTCCCAACCCTCGGACGCCTCGGCAAAATCAATGAAGCGGTTCAACCCCTCGGCGCATTTGCTCAATATCTTAACCGGGACGCCGTGGCGTTGGCATACGCCGACCGCTTGACGGGTCAACCGTTCCGTTTCCGGCAACAACGGGTCGGTCGTGAACGAAAAGAATAACCCCGTTTTCTGCAATTTCTCCTTATGCGCCAACAATTCGTTTTTGAAAATATCCAAAGCGTATGGATATTCCCGCAACGTCTTTTTCAACTCCGGGCGACTGCCTCCCAATACCTTTGCGCCACGACCTTTGCGCAAATAACAGTAAGTACAACCGTTGGAACAACCGACAAAGAAATTGGCGGCGTTCTCGGCGTATTCCCCGGCTTTACCTTTTGGGCTGTAAATAACCCGTCCGTTTATCGCTCCCATATCGTCAACGGCTTAAAATGGTAAATCGTCGTTTCCGTCGGGGGCGGGTGCATCCGGCACGGGCGGCGGCGGTACTTGCGCCCCGGCTCCGGTCGCTTTCGGGGTCAACATTTCCATATCGGTTGCGACTATCTCGGTAACATACCGTTTGACGCCTTGCGCATCGTCATAACTCCGGGTTCTCAATTCGCCCTCAATATACAGTTTGTCGCCCTTTTTGACGTACTGATTGGCGACCTTTGCCAACCCGTTTTGCAATACGACGTTATGCCATTCGGTACGCTCCGGGATTTGCCGCCCGTCCTTTGTGGTATAACCTCGTTTCTTGGTTGCCAACGAAAAGGTCGCCACGCAACCCCCGTTGTCGAACTCCTTAAAATACGGGGATTTCCCGGTATGTCCCATCAAAATAACCTTGTTTACACTCATACAAAAAACGCTTTAATTATCCAAACAATGATACTATACAACGCCCACATATAAGACGCAACCGTCAACGTCACGAACGTGTATAACGCAATTTTATATCCGGTTTTTGATTTTATTTTCATGTCACTTGAATTTTACGCAATCTAACAAGTATTGTTTCTTATTGTCCGACCATCCGGCGGCATGGTTTATCGCTTTTCGGTCGTCGTCGTGTACGAACTCACAAACATAACCGCCGAAGCTTGATTTTTGAACTAATCGAACCAATTTACCAACAATGAAAGAACGCAATTTGTAATACCCGGAATTTTCCCCAACAAACAAAACCCGTCTTTCTGCATTTATTTCGGGCGGATTTTCGATTTGCGGGCGTTTCTCCCTTTCCGAATATGTTTGTACCCGTCTGAAATCATTTTTGATTGAACGGCGGGAAATTGCCCCGTAATCGGGTTGCCTCTTTTTGATTCTCATTTTTTATATCTCCATTTATAACCCTTATGCAAATTTCCTTTCCCTTTACATACCTTACAAATTGCCGTTGCCGAAAAATTGCCTTTTCGGGCGGCTTCTTGTATGCTAACAAATACATTTACAACAATACCGTTTTTTATTTGCTCAACCGCTTTTTCGTGGTGCGGTTTCGCTTTTTTTCCAATCCATTTAGATTTTGTTATTGGGTTATTCTGATTTTCTTTAACCGTAACCCAACGCAAATTATCTGCATGGTTATTGGCTCGGTCGCCGTCGATATGGTCGATACATGGTTTGTTGTCCGGGTTCGGAATGAAAGCCGCCGCAACTAATCTATGAACACGGAACATTTTCCCGGTTCCATTTTTCCATAAACTAATTATTTTATATCCTTTCAAATATCCGCCTTTCATTAGAAACGCATCCTTTTTTAAGGAACGAACATTGCCATAATTAGAAATTTGATAATGTCCTTTGTAACCCTCAATATCTTTCCAAATTTGCATACTCATTTTTCATTAATTCAATCATTCTCATATTGCCGGAATATATACGCATTTTCGTTTTATCCCCATTCTCCCAACATGAATGATGTTCAAAACATAGTATATTTATATTTCTTGCATCATGCGCCATTTCGGGAAACGCTCCACGGGTCAATATATGCGAACAATAAACGGCGGAATAATTCCGTAACGGCTTTAAACATTCCTCGCATCTGTGCGGCTTATGCTCCCAAACCCACCGGAAAAACCGTTCGTTTGCCTGTGGGATATTCCCACGACCAAAAACGCAATGTCCGAACAATTCCCGTTGTATTTCGACCCGCAAACGAATATCCATTGTAAACCGCTTGTAATCCAATAGGGGGCAAAACCCCCTATCGGTTACAAATTGGTATTCCTCCCGGTATGTTAGCAATATCGGCTCCATACGTTACATATCCGCCGTTTCGTCCTCTGTGTCGTCCTCGTTAGCCGGGTCGCCTACCTCCGGGAACAATCCGTCCTCCTTTTCCGGTTCTGCGACCATACCCGGTGCGGGTTCGCCGTCAGCCCCGAACAACTCCAATTGCGCCTTTTTGCCTTTGAACAAAAATGCGTAAACCTCGTTTTCAATGTCGCAAATAATTTCTTCCAATTCTTCCTCAAAACCGAACGTTTCGGTATTGAATTTCATACGGGGCGAATTTATCGCCGTCTTTTGGTTATTGGATACCGTAAACAACCCCGTAAGGACGCAACCGACGTTATCATCTTGACCGGAAAGGGATACGCCCCGAACCTCAATGTTTTTCAACATTTCGTCCGCAAAGTTACGGGCGGCGTCTTTCTGCTTTTGGTTGGCTTTCATATCCGGCGTATCCATAAGGGACAAAAACGACGTGATATTGAAAATACGCCCCATAATTGGGCGCAACCTGTCAAAGCAATTGCGCAAATCCGGGTGTATGTCCTTTGCGCTTTCGACGTGGTATTTGTTCGTGTAACTCTCATAACCGACGGTTTCGGTAACTTCATAATGCACGTCCAATCCGCCGTCCTTTAACGTCTTGACTTTCGACAATGCAAACGCCTTTTCGGTCGGTATCGGCATTACGTTTGCGGCTTCTTTTTTCTCGCTCATTTTTTGATAATTTATTTGTTGCCGGGAACCCGCCCGGCTCGGTTTTACAAATCTTCCTCAACGTATCGTTTTAACTCGGCTTGGAACAATTCCCGTTCCTCGGCTTCCGTTGCAATCAATTCGTCGTACAAATCTTGGTCGAATATCTCGTTAATCGCATCGTCCAACAAAGCAATCAATTTTTCCGGCTTAACGGCGTCTAATTCGACTTGCCCCAATCCGTCCCAATTTGCCGTCCGGCTGTCTGTTTCCTTTGCCGGGGCGGGCGGCAATCCCCATTCGATAACCTGTTGTTCCATTAGGGCAATACGGCGTATTTCAACCCCGTAAACCCCGAATTTCTCCAAATTCTCGCCAATTGACCGGGGTATATCTTCCCCGGACGGGTCGTAATCTCCGAAATACAGGATTATAGGTTGTTTCCCGTTGCTTATGGCGTCCCGCATACGCTCGGACAATTCATATAAGAACGTCAACGACGGATACCCTTTGCAAGCACCAACCGCAATGCCCCATTTGGCGCACGGTTTCGCAAAAACGCCCTCCAATGCTTTCTTTTCAATAAGGATTTCGGGATAATAGGGTTGATTTTCCCAACGGTTTTTCCCATACGAACGCATCCACGCCCGAACCTGTTGTTTTGCTTCGTCCTGTTTGTCCTCCAAATTGGTTGGCTCGGCGTGGGTATAACCACACATTGCCCTATCTCGGTCGCTGAACGCCTCAAAATCAACCCGACCGTCCCACCGGGCGACCTCCATTGCGGCGACGACACGTTTGTAATGTTGCAACGTGTTCGTCATGCCGATACTAACCAATTGATAATGCAACGCACGGATTGTTAAAACTCCGGGTTCGTATCGGCTTAAAATCTCAACGGAATTTTCAATTATCCAATCCCTTGTAAATTCGTCTTTTGTTCGCTTTGCCATTTCAAAAGTCGTTTTCGTTCAACAATTCCAGTGTCTTACTATTCGACGGAACCGCCGGGCGTTCCGGTTCCGGGGTTGGTTCCGGGACGGGTTCCCCGGTTCCGATTGGTTCCGTTACCGGGTTGGGGGGTCGTGGAACTAAATATTGCGCCCGCCTTTGGGCTTTTCCGGCTCAAATTGGGCTTTGAGTTGTTCCGCTGGGTATTCCTTTTGCGCTAACTCAATAATCCCCAAATTAACCAATTCCGGGACGCAACGGCGCAACGCCCTTATGTCCTCTAATGCGTCATGCGCCGGGAATGTTTCGCCGGGGAATAACTTACTATATAATTCCTCTAATTTGGGATATTTTCCCGGTCGCCCGTTTGAATACAATGCGCCGACAAACTTAATTGTTTTCATCATTGTATCAATGCGTTTACCCTTATGTAATGCGTCCTCAACATGTGCGTCGTAATATTCCCGTCCACAATAGCGCAAAACGTTTGCTTTTAACATTGAACTATCAAAGTAAATGTTGTGCGCACATACAAGCGGGGCGGCGTTGGCATCCGCTAAAAATTCGTCCACAACCTCGGCAAACGGCACGCCCTCGGCAATTGCCCGTTCGGTTGTTATACCATGAATTGCGGTTGTTTCCGGGGGTATCTCGTAATTATCGGGTTTGATAATATAACTTTTTTCCTTATCGCCCAACGACCACGCCAATTGGACGACGTGCGGGAATTGCTCAAAATCCGCATCCCATTTCAAACCCTTTGCCGGAACCCCGGTTGTTTCACAATCAAAGAAACAAACATCTTTCAAATCAAATTTTTGCATAACCTTAAATATTAAATCGTTAATTACTGTTTTCGCTCTCATTGCGGTATTTATCCCGCTTTTTTTCCAATTCCAAAACGTCCCGGTTTTCGTCTATATACTTTTGGACGTCCCGGTTACAAAACGGTTTTCCGTCCAACCAAAGCAAATGCCAATACGGTACGTTTTCCATCGGTTGCCCCTTAAATTTACCTTGCGGCATCGGGGATTTGTCGTTTAATTCCATACTAAAAAAGTCTTTTTTGCCCGTCCTCGTTGGGGGTTTGTTCAACATATTTTGCCCGTGTAATCCAAACGCACCCGCACCGCAAACACTTTATCCGGCTGTAATGCTTTGGCGTGTATTCGTGGCGGATAATCCGCCAACCCGCCAACGGGTAATTTTTCCGCTTTCCGTTACACTTGCAAAACATACCTACAACGTTCGGGGGTCGTCAATAAATGTATTGTATTCCTCGGCGGCTATCTGTTTGAGCGTTTCGATATGTTCGATTAACTCGGCGTTCGACAAATCCGCCACGGTGCGCAAATCGTGGGAATATACCCCCGTTTCCTCGTTGACCCGTTCAACGTACATAATAGGGGAAAATTCCCTCAAACGTCGTTCGGTTTGTTCCTCTGTAAGACGTTCGCCCGCCTCCCAAATTGCGTGCTTAAACGTCGGTACAACATAGTTGAAATAATACCCTTTCAAAGCCTCGGACGAACCGGGGGACGCTACAGTAAACCGGGCAATAATGCGGGAACCTTTCCAACCCTTGAAAAACTCGTTTAATTCCCCCATGTACATTGCCAACCCGCCGTTATTGTTTATTGTCCCCGTTGCTGTTATTTCTCGCTTTTTCATCGGCTATTAATTTTTTCATTGTCTTATTAAACGCTGTCATTCCGATTGTATGGATAACGTCCCGTTCCGCCCGTGATAACTTCGTTTCCCGCTTATCCAATACTTTTGCAAATGCAACAACAAATTCGCCCGGCTCCAACAATCCGGCATTGTGCAACCCGTCGATTGGGTGCGCTTTCAAACGCTCGGTTGCTTTCAATGCTTTGCGGGCTTTTTCCCGACTTTCCCATATTTCCCGAACCTCGGCGGCGGCGTTGTCATAAAACAACCGCATTTTCAGAACGTCGGCAATTGACAAATCAGCCACGGCGGTTGGTTGCTCTTTTTCCGGCTCCGGTTCCTTCGTAACGGGTGCAACCTTACCGTTATTCACTCCATAACCGAACAACGCAAAATCTCCCTTTGTTGGGTCGTCCGGGAATATCTCGGCGAAACGGTCGGTTATCTCAATGGCTGTTTGCAAATCCGGCGTCCGGCGTTTTACAAGCCCCAACCGCAATGCCTGTTTATGCACGTGGGTATCTAATGGAATAATCAAATTATGGGGGTCGCAAATCGTCCACAATCCAAAGTCAACCGGGGAACCGTGGCGACACATCCAACGTAAAAACATACATAAGCGTTTGCAACCGCTTTTCGTTTCCATATCCGGCACGCCCTTAACATCGCCGAAAAGACGTTGCAATTGCTCCAACGGACGCCCGCCCGGTTGCGCTTGCAATGCCTTTTCCATATTCTCAAACTTACTATATACGTCGAATAAGCGGGCGCAAAGGTCGTGAAAATCGGCGTATGTAAACGTTCTATAAAAATTCTCTTTACTGCCTTTGTATTGCTTCCATTCCGGGGCGGCTCCCTGCGTGTCGGTTCAATATAATGATACGGCGCACCCTTGAAAATTTCCCGGTCGATAAAATCCGCCTTTTGGATTATCTGTTTGCGGGAACCCCACGCAATCCACGCCGTAACAAATGCGCTAATCTCAATATTTACCCGGCTATCGTAACGGTGCGGGATTTGCACCGGGTCGGATTGGATAAACTCGGCGGTTTCGTATTGTTCCGCCCAACGTTTCAAATTATCGTTCAATGTATATGCCATTGTTTTAGATTTTAAGGGGACGGAAAGCCCGCCCCCGGTTATTATTCGTTTTCCGTGTATTCCTCAACAACTAAATCAGTTTGTCCCCGCTTTACTTCCTCTATAAAGCCCTGAAAACCGTTTGCCCTTGCAATGTCTATAATCGCCTGTAAACGCTTTTCGCCCAAACTTTCGCCCCTTGCAATGCGGAACACCTTAACCGTCGGATTGCTTGCAATAATCAATTTGGCGGCAACCTCCATAATTTGACTATCTGAAACTTTCCCGGCGACGAACGGCACGCCGTTTAATTCTAATCCGTCGTCCGTGAACGAAAGCCCGGCAATAGGTAATTCGGACGTTGCAATAAGGGTTTCCCGTTCCTTTGCCAATGCGCCTAATTTTTCCTCAAACGTGCGGGCGATTTTCTCGGCGGTTTCCTTTTGTTTTTTCTTTGCCATGTAATCTACAACCAACGCATTGATACGGTTGTGTTCCTCGGCTTTTTTCAGTTGTTCCGCCGTATCTAAATTTTTCGGGTTATTGGCTTCGTATTCCTCTAACCATTTGTCGGCATTCGCTTTGCGCTTTTCAAAATCGGCTTTTTCCGCCTCAATGGTTGCCAATGTTTCCTTTAATTCGGCATCGACGTTTTTACGGGACGTTTTCGCCTCTTTTTTGGCGTCCTCTAACCGTTTTTGCGCCTCGGCGATAATGCGGGCAACCTCTTTTTCTTCATTCGCTAAATTGGTATCAATAACCGCAACGGCTTTATCGTGGTTATCGTTGGCGGTTTTAATTCGTCCGGGGATTGCCGCCAATTGTTCAACCCTTTGTTGCCGGGTTTGGCGAACCGTTTTTGCTTTCTCAATCAACCGGGCATTTTCGTTTTGCTCTTCCATCAACGCCGTAATATCCTTTTTCTCGGCATACGTTTTGACGTCGCCGGGTTTCAATTGCTTTTCAGCGTTTGCGCAAATGGTTGTGTACGTCTTAACCTCGGCGTTGGCGTCCTTTCGTTTGTCCTTAACGGTCGTAACCTCGGCGTCAATTTCTGCAATTCGGGTGCGCACCTTTTCCGGCAACAAAGCCTTTACAACCTCAATTTGTTTGCGGCGTCCCTCGGCGGTTTCACTCCAACGGGAAAACTCCACGGCGTCAAAATCTTGGTAGCCGAAAATCTTTTGCAACATTGAAACGTTATCCGAACGCATCCCGGTTGTTTGTGATTTTATGGATAACGTCCCACGTGGGTTGGCTTTGGTAAACTTTAATTCGACTTCGTAATTTTCGCCGTCGTTACCTACAACCATTTTTGCAAATCCTTTGTCCTCGCCATTTTTCAACACAGCGTCCCGGTTCCCGGTCAACATTGCGCCGATTGCTTTTAAAAGGGTTGATTTGCCTAACTCATTGTCCCCGGTAATGAAATATACATTACCCTCAAAATCTGCGTTGAACTCCTTAATTACTTGGAAATTCGACAACTCTAATTTTTTGATAATCATTTTATCGCTCTTTTTATGCCGGGGTTGCCCCCGGCGGTTACTACTTATTTGTTTGTTAATATCATTCTTTGGTGTATCATGCTTTGCACCTTGTTAAGCGCATCCCGGTTGGCGTCAACCTCCGACCGGGTGCAATCGGCAATAAAGTTTTCCAAACGCTTATACAGGTCGTCCAACTCTTTTGCCGTCCAACTTTTACCCGTAACGGGCGACGTGTAAGTTACTTTGTAATGTCCGTACCCGGCAAACTCAAACCGGAAATCGCTGATTGTTGTTTTCGCTCTCATTGCTTTTATTTTTTTAGCATTACCGGGGAAACGCCCGGTCGTTGTTATTTCATGCCACAAAAATACGGGAAATTTTTTAATTGCCAAAATTTTTTCTTTTTATTTTCGTGTTAGGGCAAAAAAAATCCCGATACGGCGCAAGTCGTACCGGGATAAAATCAAAATAATTTCATTTGCGTATCTGTTAAGACGGCAATAACGCCGTCAACTTTTTGTTCCCATGCCGTCCGGGTTGCAATCTTTTCCGGCGTTGGGTTCCGTTCGCACCTCCGTTGGTTGTGGCGCATCTGTTTAACAATGTACGCCAATTCTTCCAACGTTATTTTCGCCGGATTTTCGATTTGCGGGCTTTTGTTTTCGTCTGCCATACTTTTACCCATTCAAACAAAATAATCGAAATACGGGGCTTAAAATAAACGGTCGTGCATCGGGGCGGGCAAATTCTCCAAAACCCAACGGGGGTTGTTGTGCAAAATGTACCGTCCAAAGTGCATTATCATAAGGGCGTCGGAATTCCACAACGTCGCCTTAACATCGGGGTAATAATCGGCGGCGGCTCGTTGGTATCGCTTTTTTCGCTCCGGCTTTTCCTCCCCCTTAACCCGCAATTTCAATTCGTTTTGCCATTTTTGGGGGTATACCAAAACAAACGGTACGTCGCACATGGCAATTATAGTTTTCAATTTCTCGAACTCAGATAACAGTTTTTGAACCCGGAACGCCTTACCGGGGTTGTCGGTTATATCATCCGGGCGCAATTGCACCTTTTCGACAAATACCAACGGGCGGCAAATACTTTTCATGTACTCAAACCACTGTTTCAACTCCGTAAGGTCGCCCGGCATTTTGATAACCTCGGTTTTGTGGTTCGGACGCCAAACAGCAATCCCCCCGGTTTTTCCGGGGTCAATTCCCACTACTGCTGATATTCTTATATTTTTTTCCATAAATAACCTCCTGCACTTTTTAATTTATTATTTACGCATCTATTTATATTTGATTGTGGAATGTGTGTTTCCTTTGATGCAATTTGAGCATTTGGATATGATTTAATAAATACATTATCCCTTGAATATTGATAAACCCGCTTTCAATACTTTACGCAAAGACTTTACACGCCCAAAATTACTAACTTGATATGTCCCTGCATATCCGGGAACATCTTTCCAAATCTCATTTTCCATAATTGCCAACTTTTAAGAACTGCCAACAAATTAGAAACGGGGACGGGCTGTTGGCTTGCCCTTTCGGTCGGTTAATTACTCCGCCTATCCCCGTTGCAAATATAATTATTTTTGTTTCAATGCCAATAATACAATCAATCATTTCCAAAAATCTAAATAGTTATCAATCTGCAATTCGTCCGCAATCATACGGTCGAACGTGCGTTTTATCTCTTTGTCCCTCGCAATCTCATACGCCGTAAAATCCAATTCCGGGGCGTCGGTTCCCTTTCGTTGGACGTGGAACGCTTCGTATTTGTTGACGAACCCACGGGCGACACGTTGCATATATCGGGCAAGTGCTTGTTTGCGGTCGTCCTCGGTTCCGGCAATCTCATTGGCAAAACCCAACTTTCGCAACCAATCATAAATCAACATTCCGTCAGTAACCCCCAACACAAACCGCCCGGTATATTTGTATTGCAAAAATACCTCCCTACATCGGGCGACGCTTTGGTTGTGATAATACCGTTTTTCCTCCGGCGTCAATTCCTTTTTCGGCTCCGGCAATGCCTTATACGCTTTATGTATAACCTCGTTTTGCTTTCGCCTGTATGCGTTCAATACCTTTGCGAAATAATCGGCGTTGAATTGTTGGTAATGTTTCCGTTCGGCGTTGCCGTCCCTATCCTTTGGCAAATAGTCGTCTAATTCCCCGGTAATCAGCAATTCAAACGCTAATTTAACCTCGGATAATGTTAATTGCGAATAATAGCGTTTGAGCAAATCCAACAACCGGGTACAAATATACGTCCAATCGTCCCGGTTTTCCGTGGGAATGATAAACCCCACGTCCATTGCGATAAGCCGGAACATTTGCCCGGTTTTGGCAATCAACGTTTCGTCGTCAATCTCGGCAATCTGTTTTTTTGTGGACGCCACGAAAATATACTTTTCAACCGGGGTTAATGTTTTGGCAACCTCCGGCAATTGCATCATTCTACGGCGTACTTCAATGGCTTTTGTTCCGGGCTTGGTATTATATATTTCTAAAGCCGTATTTTCTTTTTTTTCAATAGCTCCCATATCAATCAAAATCATTGTTTAAATACTTCATCATATCCGCAATTTCTTTGCTGCTTTGCTGCTCTGTCTTTACGGAACGTTTCATTTTTTTCCATTTTTCGTATTTTTCGGGGGTTGAATCATATTCTAACGCCGCCCAACCTTTTGAAATGCTTTCTTTTATCAGAATCAGCGCAAATTCTTCCGGGTATTTACTCAAACCATTTAAGTTTGCTTGTATCGCTGAAAAACTCTTTTGCGACGTTCTCCATTTCGGTTGACACATCAAAATATAAAAGTTCCGTTTAAATTCATCGCTATCAAATGGGAATACAAGTTTTGCAAAGTAATTATCAACTTTATCAATTACTTGTTTTCTGACGTCCAACAATTCCGGGGTAAACCCATAAACAATACTTGCTTTAACTGTTTTTTCTTCGTTTGAAAAATTGTCTTGTGAAAATCCGTTTGGATTTTCTTTTGAGGCTTTAGCCTCTTTCTTCATAGTATTATTAATATTATTATTATTAATATTATAGTCTTGTAGTCCGTTTTCGGACTGATTAAAGTCCGTTTTCGGACTGTTGTTTAGTCCGTTTTCGGACTGCTGTATATTAATATTATAGTCTTGTAGTCCGTTTTCGGACTGATTAAAGTCCGTTTCGCTTCTGTTCCATGTTTTACATTTTTCTGTAAATCTTAGATACTTTGTTTTCCCAAAAGAACTCAACTCAATAAATCCTCTGTCTGCAAGTTCTTTAATGTTTTTGTAAACTCTTTTAGGGATTGAAAAAAGCAACGGAAAATCATCTACCATTTTTGTTTCTGAATATTGATACCAAACAATGCCATCAACCGTAATTGTATTAGTCCACGTTGGCAATGTCATACACGCTGCAAGCGTTGTTGTTTGAACAATAGTCAGTTCATTTACAACGGCGAATCTTTGGTCAATCAAAATATTGTAAGTCATAATTAAAAAAGAAAAGCCCCAATTAGAGCCGTTACACATCTAAAGGGGGCTTTGTAGCTAATTAGCAAATATCTTTCAATCGGTAACGGTCGATTGTTTTACGCCACAAATATAATACTTTTTTTTTATTCCAACAACTGTACGGGCTTAAATGCTTCTTTTACCGCAAACAAATTTCCCTCACTTTCGTTTGGAACAATCGTAACAACCGGATAACGGGAACGGTCGCCGGGCTTTTGAGAAACTGCAAATTGTACGTTCATATCAAAGATAATTCCTTTGACAAACTTCTTTTCTTCCAATATGGCGTCGAATGTATCACGGATATTGGGTATTGTTGACGCCGTACCCTTTGTCGTGAATTGCCATACCCCGCCAACGCCACGAACCAACGGAACAATAAAAGTTACGGTTAACGTTACAATCCATCCGTCGCCGCCGTTTAATACGGCACGGTTGGGGTGCTTTTCCGCAACCCCCGCCATCAAATTGGGATAATCCTTTGTACTATATTGACAATATTGTTTTCCGTTCCATACAAAGAACGTTTCCCCGTCGCCGTATGCTATGCGTCGCCCGTCGTCGTCCCGGTATTCGTACATTTCATTGCAAACCTTTTCCGGGGCGTCGTCCGGGAAAACAATCTGTATTGTTTGCGGTTTCTCGCCGTATGCTTTCGTAAACAATCCTGCATACTTTCCGGTTGGTATAAAATAATCAACGCTTTTTGGGTATTCTTTGCCGTTTGCCGCCTTTTCCTTGTACCCTACTTTGATAAACCCCACACGTGGCAAAACAACACGTTGTATGCCGGTGGTTGGTCTGTTTATGTTTATACGTCCTTTCATAATCAAATATCAATTTCAGTATTCAACAAATCTTTCTTTGTCACGGGTTCCGGCTTTTTAGGCTGTTTTTCTTCGATTTTATCCACTTTTTCTTTTTTTGGTGTAATTGTACGTTTTGCGGTTTTCTTTTCCTTGACGGGCTTGTTTTCCGCCGTTTTTGCCGTTTTTCGTGTGGTTCTCTTTACGGTCTTGGTTTTCTTTTCCTCCGGTTCCGGTTGTGGTTCGGGTTCCGGCTGTTGTTCCGTGGCATTTTCTATTTCATACGCTTTCATTCTCAATTCAAACGCTTGCAATTCTTTTCCCTGCAATTTTTCCGCCTCTGAATGTACGTCTATATCCGACCAACCCTGCATTTCTGAAAAACTTTGAAACGCTCCGGTCACTTTAACAAACCCGTCAGAACATTTATAAATATTGGTTGCTATGCTGTACCATCTGTATTGGTTTAAATTAAAGCCCTCGTTAACCAATTTTACGCCGTATGTGTTCCCAATATCTGTTGTTTGGCATAATGAATAATTGTCGTCGTCGTTGTTTATCAAATCAATAAACTTTTCGCAACTGATAACATTCTGTTCCGGCTGTGGTTCGGGTTCCGGGTCTTTCTTCAAATCCTCAACGGTAACGGCTTTTTCCGGTTCCGGCTTTTTCTTTTCCGCCGGGGCTTTGCTTTTAACAAGTTCCGCCAACGTCAGCGAAACAATATTGTTTGTCAAATCCGGTTCGTTATCCAATGATATTTCCCCGGAAACCGCCGTAAATGTATTATCCCGTTTTTCGTCCTCAATTGCTGCCAACTCCAAAAGATACGGGATTTTCTTTGCGTTCGGGCTGTCTGTTTGGTCTTTCAAATTGTACGTCGGTTTCTTTCGCCAATCTTTCGGGCTGAAATTGAAAACACGGTCAATCGGAATATCCGGGAAATTTTCGTTCCACATCATCGCATATAAATGCAACTGAATTTCCGCTTCTTCGTAAAATCCTTTGCGCCCGCTTTTGAAATCCACAATTGCGTTTATGTATTCTTTTGAACCGGGCTTTGATAACATCGTACACGGCAAATCAATCATTCCGGCGTAATTATGAACGGGGTGTACCAACGCAATTTCCACGGCTAACGGTTTAACGTCATAATCCAAAACAAATTGCGCAAATGCCAATATGTCCTTTTTGAAATCATCAGCGTAATAAATGAAATCGGCTGGCAATTTGTTGTTATCAATATAATCTTTTAATTTGGCTTTCAGTCCGTCCAAATCATAAACCCGGTTAATTATAAGTTCCTCAAATTGGGCGTGCATAAATGTACCATACGCCGCCCGTTCTGCTTTGTATCGTTCCGCCTCGTCAATACCTTTGTCGGCAATCCATTTAATCAGAAATTCCGATTTTGGCATTGTCTGCGATAATATGGTTGTAACTGACGGATAAAATTCCGGGGTTCCGTTGTCGTCAAACTTGTAATAATATCGGTGTCCTTTGCTGTTTAGCTGCCATACTTTATACGGCGGTTCGATTAATGCGCCATCAAAGAACATTGCCGTCATTTCCTCAACCGTCATGCCCGGCACAATTTCAAAAGCCCCGGCGGGCTGTTCTATTTCGACGGCATCCAATCCGGGGACAATCTGTTGTTCATCGTTTATTTCCGGGAATTTATCGGCGGGCAATTGTCCCATTGCTTCCGCCAACTTCTTAACCGCATTTACTGCGTTACCCATTGTGTTTGCAATACTTTTTTCCGGGTTTTCCGGCTGTTTCTTTTTCGCTCTCATGTTATTTGCTCTTTAATTCGTTAAACAATACATAAACCATTAATCCACACATTGCAGAAAACAAAAAATGGATATAATTCCAAAATCCGGCAATAAAACATATTACTCCGAAAATGCTAAATATCATTGCAAAAACCTTTGCTTGCCACGCATCGGAAAAGAAAACATCAACCATCTTTTCCATTTTTTCGATAAACTTCTTTTTCATGGTTTTAATCCTCCATTCCAAACAGATAATCGGCGGAACAACCGCACATTTCGCAAATTATTACTACCCATTCCGGCACAATCCTTTTGGTTGTCCCGTTGCAAAGATTTGTCATATTTACCTGCTGTGCGCTTTCGCTTGCGCCCTCAAATAAACGGGCTGCAATATCCTTTTTCAATACCTTTTTCCCGTTCGCCTCGGAACGGGCGATTGCTTCGTTTACTCTTAATCTCAATGCCATAACTTAAATTTTTTTGTTAATAACTTGGTTCGTTGCTCTCTTTGTATCCGCAATTGCGGCACGTTTTTTCCTCCCAAATCGGGCTATATTCCGGCGGGGTCAAATATCCGTCGCCTCCGGTACGTCTATACTCGCCGTCTGTAACCTCCATTTCCCCGCCACACTCCGGGCAATCATCGTCGCCAATCAATACACATTCCAACAGGGCGTCCAAATGGACGGAACGAACCGGGTAAATACCAATTGCCCGGATAACGTCCACCATTTCCACAACGGTAACATCCCGTTCGTAACAATCGGCGACCGGGAACCCCCAATTGTCGCTTATGTTCTCGATAATCTGTTTGTTGATTAACTCCGTAACGATTGTTTCGGATACTTGGTTGGCTGTTTTCCCGCTTTCGGTCGCCAACATCTTTAATTGCTCACTTTCTTTTATTTTCATATCATTTCCCGGTATCCCTCCGGGTAGGCTGTTAATCTTTTGTTCTGCAAAGGTAGAAAGATTTTTTTAATTACCAAAAATATAATCTTTGTTTTGCGAAATCATTTTTGCCGGGTGCGTGAAATATCCGATTTTTAACCTACCTTTGCAATACTGCATTACCAAAAATCGCTCTCGGTTACTGCGTACCGAACCCCCGGCGTATCTGTTACGTCCGGGGGTTCATCTTTTCCAACGCCATTTGCGCCGCACAATAACAAAATCGGTATATATCGCCATAATATCCCGTTTGGTCGGTTATTTCCTCAATAACGCCCGCCGGATATTCCCCAAACGCCACATATTCGTATTGCGTTGGGTCTAACCCCAATGCGAACTCAAACGTAATGTCAATATATTTGTTCCCGACCCGTTAAATGCGTGGTTGATTGGTATAAATACGTTCGTTTTGCCCTCAACGTATTGCACCCGGTCGGGAAATAACAACGTCAGCAAATGCGCATTTTTATAACACTCTTTGACTACCGGGCGAACCGTCCGGCGTATCAATTCAATTTCCCGTTCGTCGAATACGTCCGCCGCTTTACGACCTCAACACGTTTTGCGGCGGCGATTGTATCGGTAAAATATTGTCTTTGTCGGTCGGGCAAATCCAATCGTAAGAACGCCCGCATTTCCTCAATAATTACGCTTTCCATATCTTAACCCTTTGTAAACCCCTTAAATGCGACGTGGTAAACGTCGTATTGTTTTCCGGTAACATAAAATTCAATCATTCGGTCGTCGTTACCGACGTCGTTTATTGCAATGGTCGGGTATGGTTCCCCCGGCAATTGGTTATAATCGCTTTCAATATCCCTGAACCCCTCCGGGAAATCCGAACGGTCGGCGGAAAAATACCGGGTTAAACTTTCTTTTATCCGGTTCAACATTTCGTCCCCGTTTGGCTCAAAATACGCTTTTATCTTTTCTTGTTTTCTTAATGCAAATCGCATGGGTATTTGTTTTAATAGGTTCTTAATTCCCCGTCCATCGGTAACGGTGCGCCCGGTAAACCAACCGGAATACGGGTATAATGTAACCGGGGAACCCCGGAACGTAAATTGTAAGGTGTGGCGTTTGACCTCCGTAACCGGATAACCCAACGCCGTTATTTGGTTCGTGCGTATTCCATGCGCTTTGGTTCTAATTCCTTTTGTTTTTCAATATCTAATCGTCCCATAATTCACTAAAATAATGTATTGTTTTGCCCGGTATCAATTCCCCGGTTTTTTTATTCTTTCGTCCCGGTTTAAATGGCTGTGGAATACGGTTTTGCAACTCCATTAATTCCGTCCATGTTTCCGGCAAATATCGTTTAATGTTTTGTAACTCCTTTAAATTCTTATTGCGGCAAATTCGACAACTAACCCGGTCTAATATTTCATATAATCGGACGCCGTTTTGTTCCCAATAAATACCCCGGTCGTAACAATATTGTAAGGCTTGTGCCTCTGTTATACCCATTTCAACCAACGGTAATACTTTGTTTTCCCGGCGTTCTTTTTCGATACGTTCCGTTTCGTCGGCGGCAATAGCCACATAATCCCAATTATCGCCAATATAATTTTTTAAAGCACGCAATTTCAATGTTGTACCCCAACGACAATTGCCGCCGCACCAACCATAACCGTATTTATGAACTATTTTTGTACCTTTTTTACAAACGGGCTTTTCAAACATATACCAATAAAATGGTTTGTCTATTTCTAATTCGGTGTACTTAATACCTCGTTCGGCTAATATAGGCAATATCATATCCCGCACACTATAAATTGCGTCAAATTCAACTCCAATATTGAAAAATACAACTTCATCAATTGGCAATCCTTTGTCTATTGCCATTAACAACATTGCCAAACTATCCTTACCAAAGGACACCGAATATATATGTTTTCTTTCCATAACAGGCAAAGCCGGGGTTATTCCCCCGGCTGTAAATATGCGATTGCGTTTAATTCCTTTTGGCGTTCGGTCGCCCAATTAACATTGCTGGCAATCCATTCGTCGGCGGGGTTCTCGGCCATCCATTCTTTCCGAAAAGACGTCAAAAAGTACGCAACTTGCTTTTTATACGCCCTTTCGGGGTTTGCCAATATTTCCGTCGTGCGTCTCAACCCTTTGCCGTGGTCGCCTTTGCCAATTAAGTCCAACCGCCCAAAATAAAATTCGCCGTTGGCGGTACACGCCACATAATCACGGGCGGACGTTCTTGTTGAAACAACGTTGCCTTTTTCGTCGGTAACGGTGTACTGATACTTTTTGCCTTTCGCTTTCTTGCTCAAAATATACTTTGCCATAATCTTTGTTATTGTGCCGGGGGCGCCCCCCCCGGCGGGTTATTATCTTATTTCGTACAAATTCAATGAATTTTCGCACAATACCCACGTCGGGAATTTAGGGTTTTGCAGATAACAAAGGTTATCTAATGCCGCCCGGCTTGTATAAAACCACAACCCAAATTTTTTGCCGATAAAATACATATCGTTTACCCCTGTTTCCCGGTATTTCTCCGACAACATTTTTTGGCTGTAAATGATTGACGAAAATTCAACTTTGCCGTCTAACTTGGTTGCAATCTCGGCAATGTCTGTCGCCTGTGTTCTTTTCTTTGTTTCCATATTTGAAATTTATTTGGTTCCTGGAACCCGCCCGGTCGTTCTTGTTTGATGATGCAAATATACAACCTTTATTTTAATTACCAAAGGTTTTATCTTTTGTTTTTGGCTTAAACTGTAAAAAGTTTTGTTTTTGGTTCCAAAGAAGTTATTTTCTTGGAATTTTCGATTTAAGAGACTTTTGCAAGCGGGACGGGTAAATTATCCACTTTGAAATAAAACGCCCGTAAACGTGCTAAAAATGCGTCAATAGAAAAAAGGGGTTGCAACGCCTTGTTACAACCCCGGTTTATTACTTTTCTATGGTTACGAACTCAACCCCCAATATTCGGGTCGCCGGGTTCTTGCTTACAACGTCAATTTCCCGGTTCTTAATCTTTCGGGTTTTCCAAAGGAACCCCCAAAAGCGTTTATATTGCACCGTTTCGACAATCAACAGACTATCCCGGTTTATATGCGTCCCGGTAAATACCCCGGCGGGCGTTGTGCATCCGTGCAACTCAAAATACGGTTCCACAATATCAATACAACGTAATACGGTCGTAACCGTATCGCCGGGCAAATATACAACACTATCCCGGACGGTTGCCCGCAATTCGTTGATTGTTTCCATTTGGGTTGTTGTAACCCGTTCCAACTCCCGGTTCTTTGTCTGCAACGTCTTTATCAACTCCGCATCGCTCGCCCGGTATTTTTCAAACTCTGACAATTTCAGTTCCAAAACCCCAACTTTGGCGGCGTTCAAACTATCTTTCGTTTGGTACCGGGAAACTTCCTGCAATAACGTTTCCGTGTTGGTTCTGTATTTGTCCCTTTCCCCGGTCAACGTATTAATCCGGGAACGTTGCACCCATATAGTGACAACGGCGGAAACCGCCAAAGCAATTGCCGCTATTATTAAATATTTTTTCATAAGATACGTTTTATCGCTTCATAATGAATTTTTGCAATACGTTCACGCCCGGCGTCTGACAACATAAAACGGCAATCTTTTTCGGTATCCATGAAAAAGTTTTCAGATAATACCGCCGGGCAAACCGTATGTTTCAGAATGTAAAATTGGTTTTCTTTGTCCGGGTCGCCGTCTGTATGGTCAAAGCGCATTTTCCAACCATCCGGGGCAAACTCCTTTTCCGCCTCATTACAAAGTACGGTTGCGATTGCATCCGCTTTCGTTTGTCCTACGCTGGTATAACATTCCCACCCGGTGCCGCCTCCGGCGTTCCCGTGAACGCTAAACAAAACGGCGTTGTTGCCGCAATCCGCATGGATAACGTTTGCACGGCGGCAACGCTCCGGTAATGATACGTCGGTTTCCTCCGGTACCAAAATTTCAAACTTTACGCCATCGGCTTTTAACATCGCCGCAATACGGCGTACAATGTCACGGTTAAACTCCCATTCAAACAATTGGGAACCGTCGCCCCAAACCGGGGAACGTTTCCCGGCGGTTTCTTCGCCGTGTCCGTTGTCTAAAATAACAATAGGTTTCATTTTCTTACCTCCTTTTCTTTATCGTTAATAATATCGTCATCGGTTTCCTTTTGGAAACGCTCGATTATTGGTTGCCAATAAGACGGCAACGCCCGTGTAAATTCCAACCGGATAACATGGTATATTATCCGTAAGGCTATTTTCTTCGGGTATGCCTTAATTAAGTTGCGAAACGCATTTTGCAAATATACATACATGAACACGTATGTAAGCGACTTAATAACAATCATTGCCGCCCCGTCGTCGCCACATTGCAACATAACGGAATAAATGACGTGTATAATAACGACGTACAAAAGCAATTCCGCCAATGCGTTCTTAAACTTATGGAACGAAAATCGTTTGCAATTCCTTATCGCCACGCCGTCCGCCCTCATTCCCGCCCAAATGTTGAACGCAAACATAATAACTAACGCATACATAAACCCCGCCGTCGGGGTCAGATATGCAAATAACGGGCTTGCGGTCGTGGCGAATATCATACGCCATTGTTCCCAACTAAAAATTTTATCCATATCGTCCATAAATAAAGAGTTAAGGGGCGGCGGTAAACCGCCTCCGTTTTGGTTATTGCTTTATAATCTCGCACAACATAAATTCCGTGCGGTTGTCAACCGCCGTTGGTTGTTCCGTTAATAATGTTACGTTCTTGCATCATTTAAGTAAGTGAAAAGGGGGACGGGCGCACCCGCCCCCGGTTAATTATTCTACCAATGCGGCGTTATTTACTATCACGTTGCCACTTTTTGCGGTTGGGCTTCCGCTATCCGTGCAATTGTTCAATTCAATACGGGCGTTCGTTCCGCACAAATACCCATATTTTGAACCGTTCAAAGATATACAATTTACGAACTTACCAAAATTTTCATCCTTCCCGGACTTATCGCCGGAAACGTAATAATTGTTTGTGTTGTTCTCGCAAATGCAACCAATCACGAATATTTGCGAACCTCTGCCGCCCTCCGCCTCCGTTGCGCTTCCAACTAATGCGATACCGTTATTAACCTGTTTACGGCAATAGGCGTTATATATCGTATCGTGGCAACCAAAAGCGGGCGTTAATCCGGCTTTTACGTTGTATTCAAACAATCCGCCAATAATGGTTGTTTCGCAACGTTCGTGGTCGCTATATCCGTCGTCGTTATTGTCGTGGCTCCAACAATCAATCATCGTTGCAACGGTATGTTTCGCCAATGCCGGGTCAGTCGTTGAGCTGTGTGCGTTGAACCCGTCCCCGGTACTCGAACCGCTAAACGCCCGTGCCGCTTCGCATCGTATCAATTCCACACCAATTGCCGCCTCCCACGACCACGCACCGCCGCCAAATGCGTATTTTGCTGCGCAATCAATCGCCCGTCCGCCGTGGCAAAACCTTAACGAAATTGAACCGTACCAACATTCAATATTAACCATTTCAAAAGCAACGGAACCGTCATTGCCGGAAATACCGGAACCGCCCGGAATGTAAACCGGGTTGGTGGCTAACGTTGTACCCTCTTTGATTTTGACGTACAACATTTGTGCGTCTGTATCATAAAAGAACGTGTAACCCTCGGACGTTTTCACGGCATCCAACGACGTAACACGGGTTATCTTTGTGCTATCACAACGGTACGTTTTCCCACGTTGTAACGGGTGGCGTTCGTTGTCCGGTATCAACGTACTTTCGTCGAATACCTCATGTTGGAACAATTGGAAATAGTCGGCAGCTGAAAAGGACGACAACGGGGTTTGGTAAACGTTCGTTGTACCCGCAACTAATGTTCCGCTATTAATTTTTGTTCCGCAAATGATACGGTTAACTAATCCACGTTTACCGATAAGACGGACGGAACGTTGGTTTGACTTGGTTTTGATATTCAAACGTTCGGTCGTGTCCCCTATCAATATAATTGTTGTATCAACGCCTGTTTTGGAAAATGCGGCGGCAAACGTCGCTAATGCGGCACTTTCCGTCGTGCCGGGGTTCGTGTCGTTTCCGTTGACCGCATTCACGTAAACAACGGCGGCGGCGGCGGTTGTGTTTACAGTTGTCCCGTACTTTATGCTTTGGCGTTCCCATTCGCTCAATTTGTCTATTTCGCCTTTTGTCAAATAGTTGTCGCCAACCGATATTGCCGCACCAACGCCACTAATTTGGAAACGTATCAATATACGGGTTGTATCCTTCGGAATTGTGCCGGAGTGAGTACAAAAGCCGCCTGCGCTTAATTGTAACGATAACCGGGAAATCTCGGTTGAACCATTGTAAAATATGCAATACATTGCGGCGGTTGTTGCACTACGTACAACCACATTATCCGCACCGTAACCGATAACGTCGCCAATCCCAAACGGACTATCCGCCAAATTGAAATCATATCCAATAAATGCAGTAGTTCCGGCATTGTTCACCGTATAAGACAACGTTGTGCGTGTTTTTACAACATTCATTGCTGAATCCTGTAAATTAAATTCGTTGTAATACGGGGCGTAATTACGATTAATTGTTTTAATGGAAATATCTTTTACCTTTTTCCATGCGTTCCACGCCTGTTTTGCGAACATACCGAACGGGGTTACATCTTGACCCGTCCACATCATACAACGGTAAATCGTTAACGGATGTGTACCTTTTCGGTTGTCGAATGTTACACGGCAACGGTTGGACAACGTCGAACGTCCGGTTACATTGTAAAAAGATACCCAACCGTCAAATTGCGGGTCGGTCGTTAATTGAACGGCTAAACTAAAGACACCCGACGTTATAGGGTCAAATGCCACATTTAACAAATGACCTGTACCCGGCGCACTAATTTTCATTAATGCGTTAAGATAATCCGTTGTTGGATTATATGGGAATTGCGACAAATCCAATAAAACCCCTAAAAACGAACCCACGGGCAAAACAATACGGTCGGCGTAATATTCCGGCTTTCCTGTAACTAAAACACTTTGTACGCCCTCCAATTCATTAATATTCGAACCCGCCTCAATAAACGGGTCGGGGTAAAAGTTGGTTGCGTCCCCCATACCGTCCGGCAAACCCATTCCCCCGGTTGTCGGAGCTTCAAACAATACATTTACAGACGTGGCGGTTGTTTTGGAACCGTAATAAATCGTAAACCCGTAATAATTTTCGGTTGGCATTACGGTTTTCGTTGCCCCGTCGGGCGTTAACGTCATGGAGCCAATAGTGTCAAATGTTCCGTCGGCTTTAATACCTTGTATATTTACCGGGGCGTCGCCTCCAACGGGCGTTAATGTAAATTGGTATGGTTTATCCGCAACCAAAAATGTATACACCTTTTGGGAACCCGCATTTGACCCCCTTACAATACCCGTATCCGTGTACGCATAACGTCCGGTTGTGTTGATTTGGTTTGTTATGTTCGCAAGCGCAATAACGCCGTCCGAACTCATGCCGATAACAGATTTATCCCAATTGGTCGTCTCGTTGTATAATATTGCCAATTCGCCGGGGTTTACGGTCAAATTACCCGCATTGGATTGGAAATTTACATAATCCCCCGCCGTATAAGCGATATAAAAAACGTTACCGTCCGGCGTGCCGGGATTGGTATTTTTATTTGCTATGCCAACAAAGTTTCTGTTGGCTCCCACGGTTGAAACAATCGTGTCCAACACGTTTTGCATTATTGCCCCGGTAATTTCTTGGTTTCCGTTTTTCTTAATAACGTTGGCAATCGCTTTTTTTAATTCTTTGTAATTTCCCATAATCTAATTAAATTAATTGTTGTTGAAATCATTATTGAAATCGCCGTTAAAATCTCCTTTGTTTTCTATTATATAGCCACGTCCTATTTTCTTGACGACGGTGTTTGTTTTAAACTCAATTTCCACGCTCGCTAAATCTCCCTGCGTTTGCCATTTAGGGGTAATTAAAAACGTGTCGCAATCGTATTCCCTGCCGTATTTATCCGTTATATGAATGTAATCAGCCATACGGATAAAACGCATAACGTCGCAAAGGGACTCCGGTGCCAATATCGTACATTTAAACGTTTTGACTGATATTTGTTTTTCCGGAAAAAAATACCCGTCCCGTTCTTCGCCGTCCTCTTCAAATTCATAATCCGGTTTTCCCAACTCTGTACAAAGGTACAACGTATTTTTGAAATCCGGGTTTTTATATACTATTTGCCCGGCGTCGAAAACCAAATTTTCCATGTCCCACCATTCAATTTTAAGGTACCCGGAAACGTCCTGCACAACCGTAAACATTTCAGAATACCACGTTTGAACGCCATCAGATAACTGCAAATAATAAATTCCGTCAAACTGATTTAACGGCATGGGTAATATTGCCGGGTATAATATTACATCATATCCCAACGACTGAAACCAGACAACTTGCAATCCGGTTTCCCTCATGTATGTTGTTATATTTGCAATTTGTTTTCCGGTTTTATCATATAGAATAACAGACGTAACAGAATTTGAACGGGTATTTCTTATTATCTGAAACGGCAATAATCTATCAGCCGGTGCGAACAATGGGTATATTTGCCCGTATGCGTAACTTTTACGGTGGTTCTGCTGCTCTATTGACGTGTACCACGGCAATACGCTTATATTGTTATTCTGTATCATATTTCAACGTTGCTTTAATGTTTCGACTACACAAATTTACGCTTAATTTATCAACTTGACCGTTACCGATATACGTTTTTATTAGTTGCATCGGGTTTGGGTCGTCATTTGCCGGAAAACTAAACGTTTGTTTCTTCTTTCTCTCAATACCGTATGCGTGAACCTCGGAACCGTTTATTGATACACGACGGGCGGGTAAATCATATAACCAATACGGGGATTGCAGATTGATAAACGCCAAATATCCGTTTTGCAAAAAGTATTCGATCCAGTTAATAGTTTGGTGGGTAAATGGTAATATCCATTGCGACCCGGACGTTGGCGGAACGGCGGCAAACAAGGCGAACCCGTCCGAACTCATATTGCCGGGGTTTAACAACATCATATCAATATCGGACGTAAAGTTTGATATATTAATTTTCTCAACCTTTCCGGGCGTTACATACTTGCTTATTACTTGTATCGGCAACCCTTCAAATGCCGCCGTAACGTCGTCCATCCATTCAAATTGGTAACGTTCCGGCAAATCGACCTTATCAAACGAATATTCCGACGTGTTGAACGCCCACGGTTTCCCGTTGCGCAAATTCAATTCCTTTGTCAAATCGTGGCTTAATATAGCCCCGCCGGAATAGGAACCGCCATTGCGGAAATATTGGATATGTTCGATTTTAAATTTGCCGTCCTCAATGAACCAATAACATTTAAAACAATCCCGTAACATATTGGTAAATTGTTGTAAGGTCGTCGGGGCTTTTTGTGCGGGTTGCTGATATTCCCCGTTTATAATATTGGTTTTCTGTGATACAAGCAAACGGAAATTCAACCCGGATATTGGGTTGTTATCGCTGTATAAAAATTGACTGTATTCCGCCGTGGCTGCGTGTGTTATACCCGGTGCAATCTGATTGAGCAAAACGGATATACAAGACGCAACCGGGAACGCATCCCGCAAAGTATATGCTTTTCGTGCTTTTTCCTCTAATATCCAATCCATCAAATAAAACCCAAACCATAACGACGCATAACGCCACGTTGACCGGGCTATTGGATAAAACGTTTGCCCGTATATGGAATAAGGCGGCGCAAAATACTTTCCGTTGTCCGATAATCCCCACTCGGTCGGGGTATCTGAAAAGTTGTTTGAAATAAACGCCACGTCGATTGCGTAACCAATCGCACGCCTATAATTACGGTTATTATCAACTATATCATCGGCGGGCAATGGATATGTATTAAGGTCGTCGATTTTCTCCACGTCGCACAAATACCGGGCGTATATATTATAACTTTTCATATCGGCGTGCATTGTTTTGGTTGCCCCGGAACCCTCGACGGCGGTTAAATCAAACTCCAACGTATCAAACGGGGACGTTGTAAGTTTTTGGTAACGGAACATTGCCACATCGTCCGATTGTCGGCGTATCTCAACCAATGCAACCCCAAACGGCACGCTGTTAATTCGTTGTTGTGAAATATAGATATAATAATTAACATTAAATTCCGGGTATAATTTCCCCTCGAATGCGTCCGCACTTGCACCCGTTGCCATTCGTCCGGTATAAAGCCCGGATATTACCGCCGGGGAACCGTTGGACGTAATTTGTATTTCTTTCAATATATTGCACAAAGCAAAATGATAGGTTTGTACTAATGCGTTTTGGTCGGTCGTGACGTTTGCGTCTTGTTCCCAATTCGTACCGCCCAAAAAACAAGAAACAACACTATCCCCCGGAACGTATATTTGAATTAATGGACGCTTGTTTATCGTTATCCGTTGGATTGTCGGGGCTAACGTTATTAAATTGTATTCCTTTTCCAATCCCGCCAACACGTCGTTATAATCGTCGATTGCGTCCGGTTGTACAACAACCTTTTTATCGTAATCGGTAAACGTGCAATCGGTTTTCATAAACTTGCCTTGAAAGTATTGGAACCATGTACGCCCGCCGTCGTCGCTCTTTTCAATGCAATACAAAAATTCATTGTCGAACGATTGACGGTTTATATAGTCGTAATCATCCCGGACAAAGGTAATTTTGCCGGATAATTTGGCACGATAAAACCGTTGGTTGGTTTCTAATTCGTACTCCTTTGCCAAATCGTCCTTATAAATCGGATGCACGGTTTGACCTTGTAAGACGTTCGGGGCGTCCAACGTTCCCAATCTCAACCATGCCGTCCCGTTGGCGTAATGCGCTTTGATTACATTAAACCGGATATATGCGGCATTGCTTGGTATGTCAAATTCCGTATTTGGGGCGGACGGGTCGCTCCCCCAACCGCCGATAATCTTTTTATTGCTATCGTAAAATGCGCCCCCGGATTGCGTGGTGAAATTCTGAAACAATTTGCGGGGGTACACATTCCCAACCGGGACAAAAGTACGGGTATAATAGTAATTCGTATTATTCCCGTTAATATTCCCGGTCGTGTTACTTATCACCCCGTTTGCCAAAAACGCATTTACAAATGAATGTCTATAAATCGGGTTCATATCAATTTTTAATTTTACGTGTCAAATTCTTGTAAACCTCAATAACATTGCCGTTGCCATCGGTATAACGACGACGGCGGTTTTGCTCCTTAATCTCTCTAACATCGTCTTTCAAATCCCGTAAATCCGGGGCGTTGTTTTGTTGAACCGTAACATTAACGCCGTCGGTATTGTAGGCATTAAGGTACTTTTGGGCGAATGTTCCCCGGTTCAAACTATTAATTACGTCCGGGATTATTCGGCGGAACCTCCGGGAATTACGTTTATTGATAACGGCGAAAAACTCCCCTCCCTCGGCACGCCTCCGGGTTCCATCCGGTTTGGTTCCTAAATCAATATCATTTCCGCTTTGGTGCGAACCGCCCTCCAAAAGTTCAACGGTACCGTCGCCGTATGTTTCCGTTCCTCCGGTTCCTCCGGTCTGTTTTCCCAATTGCGCCGCCTTGATTTTAGACGCTGCAAAACTCGCCCACATTACGGCAATTGCAGGTATTGCAAACGGGAAACCTAATTGCGACCATATCAACGCCGTTGCTGTTACCATGTTTCCGATTTGCTGCAATGTTTGTATTGCTGCCTGCTGTTTTTGCGCTTTCTGTTGTTCTTTCAACGCTTTTTCTTGGTTTTTCTTTGCCAAATCCAACTCCTTTTGCGCTTGTACAACATTATTGGCGTACCCGTTTGCCCTTGCTTCCAATTCTGCATCCAACGCCGATTGTGCGGCGGAAACCTCTTTATCCGCTTGCTCAACGGCTGCATCTGCTGCGGCAACACGTGCCGCCGTGAATGTATTTAACGCATCCAATGCGTATTGCATAGACGTATTAATTGCCTCTTTTTGGTCGTCGTCCAAATTAAGCCCAAACAAACCGTAAATGTCTGTTCCTCGTTCCTCCCCTTTGGATTGCTCAATTTCTTGGTCTATTTTTTTAATAGTGTTTTGAATTGTTTGTACCTCAACATCAGACAATTTATTGGCGGCTTGCTGATTTAATTCTAAAACCTTTTGCAAACGTTCCTTTTCTGCTTGCAAACGGAATTGAGTTTTCCGGGCTTCTGAATTTCTCAACAAATCAAACTCCGATTGTGCCAACGCTTGTTGTTGGTCGAATATCTGTAATTGCGCTTGCAAATATTCGTCCGCAATTCCGGCTCCCTTTGCGTCAAAACTTGCATTAATCGCCGCGGCGTCCTGCTGTTGCCCGGTCGGTTTCTGTTGGTTCTGTAATAATGCGGTTTGTCTTTCGTTTTCCAACAACTGCATCCGCAATTGTCTTTCCTGCTCGCTTCCCTCTTTGACTGCTTGCAAACGTAATTCAATGCTTTCTTTCTGTAACGCTAATTCCTGCAATTGTCGGTCTTGTTCGATTTTCAATAACGCCTCGGTTTGTTGCTGTTCCAACGCCGTAATTGTGGCGTTTATCGCTTGACGTCCGGTTTCGTTCAAATCCTTTTCGGTCTGCAATTGGTGTTGTAAATCCTCAATTTGGCGGGAATACTGATATTGCGTTTGTTGGCGACGCTTTGCCCATTCGTCGGTTTCCAACTGCAATTGTGCATCCTGCAATTTTCGGGTTGCTTCCAAATTCTTTTTATATGCCGCTTCAATTTGCTTTGCTTGTTGTTCTGCTGCCTTTTCCGCATCGCTTTTACCCCTTGGCTTTACGGTTGGGTTCTGTGTCGTTACGGGCTTATTTTCTGTTTGTGGCGTCGAGGTATCTCCAACAGAAACCGGGATTGTTAACGGTTTTATTTTCTTCTGCATACCCTCTAAACCCTCTTGGAAATTTTCTGTTATGTCTTTAACTTGGGCTTTAACCAAATTCCCGTACGCTGCTGCATAATCTGCCAATCCTTTTTTTACGTCGTCAAAATCCAACGTAAACGCTCCCTTTAATGCGGTTCCGGTTGCTTTGACTATATCAATAAAGAATCCAAACAAATTTCCCAACGTATCAAATGTTGTTTTGAATCCGGCAACAATCCCATTCCAAATTGCACGTATTAAAACACTTTCATTGTATAACTCAATCAAGTAATTGACAACATCAATAACCCCTTTTATTATCGCCGTCAATCCTTGGTTAACAAAAACTTTTGCCTGCGTTGTCAACGTTTCAAAATTCCCTCCGGTTGCGTCAAACAACTCGGATAATGCGTTTTGCAACTCAATTTGGCTTTGCAATTGTTCCTCCTGCAATTGCGCCAAAACTCCGGCTTTCCCTTTTACTTCATCCATGTTTGTTGAAATATCTTTCAACGTGCGCAAATACTGCAATCCGGCGTCCTCTCCGGGCCCCCCGAATATATCTGCAATTGCAGCCCCGACCGTTGCCGCATTATCCGGCAATTCTGCCAATTTTGCGGAAACGTCTTGTATAACATCGAACGTTGTTTTGGTTCCGGTCTGCAAATCTTTTTGAACTTGTTCCGACGAAATACCGATACCGTCCAAAGCCGCCGCCGCCGCCGTCGTCATTTCACGCAAACGCAAATTTGCCTCCTTAATTGCGTCAACGCCTTTGTCTGAAAAGATACCCATTTTGTTTGTTTGGGTAACAATTGCAACAAATTGGTCTGCTGATATTCCCGCCTCTTTGAAATATGCCGGGTATTCTTTCAACGTGTCTAAAAATTCCCCGTTCGCATCGCCTCCGGCTAAAAACCCATCCTTAACCAATTGCAATGCCTCATTTGCAGAAATACCAAATTGTTTTGATAATGCGTTTGTTGCAATCAATGTTTCCCGGAAATCTGCGTTGAATGAATCGGCGACGGCTTGCACCTCATTTCTAAACGCTTTCAAATCATCGCCACTTTTCCCGGTAAATTGTTGCGTCAATCTCGTTGCCTCAACTAACCCGGCGTTATAATCGTACCACCATTTAAACGCCGCACCCGCCGCCGCAATTCCGGCAATCGCCAAAAAAACCGGGTTTGAAAGTAATCCCAACAAAGTTTTTCCCAATGCTTTTGCCCCGTCGCCAATAGCTGTAAAAACGGCTTTACTTTCAGCCCCGCCACGTCCTAACGCCAAAAGACTTTCGCCAAATGCGCTATTTAAACCTAACGTTTCTTTTAATTTGTCGCCATACGCAATAATTGCGTCGGACGCCTCCGTATAATTTCCGACGTTCAATTGAAATTTCCCGGTTGCTTCCTGCAAACGTTTCATTTCTTCGTATATTTCTTTGGTTTGTGCAACCAATTTTCGCCCCTCCTCGGTGTTTTCCCGTTCGGCTTTAGTCATGTTGTTTAAATAAATCTTATTCAATGAATATTGCGCCGATAAACGGTTATAACTACCCTCGGCGGATTGATTTATTTTCACAATCAGTTTATTAATTTGGTTCGCTTCCTGCTGTGCCAATTTTAACTCGGCTAACTTTTTGGCGTTCTCGCTTTCTGCAAACGCCAAATCACGTTGCGCACGTGCCAAACGTTCCGCATCGTCTGCGGCTTTCTTGGTTGTGTTCCTGCCGTCCTCGGTTGCCCCGGAAACCTTTTGCAGAACGGCCGCCAACTGAATTGCTTCCGCCCTAATATTTTTCAACGCATTTGTATATGCGTTTGAAAGTTCATCCAATTGCTTTATCAAATCAGTAATCGAATTATCGGGGCTTACCAAATCAGAATATTTAATTGGGTTGTTGTTATCTGCCATATATCCGACTATTTGTTTTTGTTATTTTCGGGCAATTTTCCCTACAATCAATTTTCTTTTCTCAAATGTATAATTTATCGTCTGAAAAATAAAACACCTTAAATCGCCTTATTTTGGCTTTTTCTGCTTGCTTTTTTCGCTTGCTCCTTAATGTATTCAAATGCGTTGTAATATTCCAAAACGGTAAACGATTTTGGGTTTACGTGCAAATGTTGGGACAACATCAAACACATATTTTCAAACTGCTTGTCGTATTGTATTTCCACGCTATCCGACCCGCTAAACGATTTGGGTTTTGTATAAGTCAACAACAACGTCGTAATATGGTCTATTTCTTCCCGTTTGTCGCTTTCGTCCCCCTTTATTATCGCATCCAACATTAACATCGTGCGTTGCTTCAATTGGTCGTAATACTCTTTAACCGTGGCGTCGTCGAATAGTTTAGGAAAATACAATTGCAATTCTTCATCTATTTTTTTTTTGACCGCTTCCAATTGGGCGGTCAACTCGGCGTTCGGCGCATCGGCGAATAAATCCAATACCTTTTGCAAACCGTCCGCCGTCATATCG